CCTTGCTTGCGTGTAACTCTAAGTAACGGATTACTTGAAAGAAACGTTAGCGATGCTTACTTTGCCTAGGTAGTCAGCTGCATTACCTAGAGAAGAAGCTGTATTGCTTAACTCAACATAACCATAACGTGTCATAAATGATACGACTGGTTCGAATGTTGATGGATCTAAAACAACACCAGAGCTCATCAATGGAATGTATGGGCAATAGAATGCTGCCGCATCTGATTCGCTTGAACCCTTGTAACCGATAAGAACATCAGTTGTGTCTGAAGCGTATGTGTTAACATAAACTTTCATTGCGTTGTTTAATGTACCAACAAACTTAGTGTTTGTAGGTGCTTCAAATGTACCTTCTGTTGTACGAGCAAATGCGCTTGTAGTAGCAGACTGTAGAATTGTTAAAGCAAATGGGCTAACAACTGCCCAGTTACCAGCACCACGACGTGTACGCTGAGCGATCAAGTTAGCAACACGGTTGATCTGAACTGCCAATGCGGCATGCTCGTCACCAACGAATGTAGCTGTACCTGAAACTGCGTTCTGGTCGTAAGCTTCAACTGCTGTACCAGCTAATGAACCTAAAGATGCTAGGATCTCTTGGTCAATTTCAGCTGTAATTTCTTGTGCTAAAGCAGCCATAACTTCAGCTTCGATATCAATACCTTGCTGAGCTTGTGCGTCTTGAGCGGCTTCGAATGTCCATCTTGCGCTTAACTTACGAGTTTTAGCCTCGACAGTTTGTTTCAAGATTTGAATAGACATACGCTTACCAGCTGCACCTTCTAGAGTTGCTGTAGAAGCACCTTTTCCAGAACTTTCGTTTCCAGAATATGCTTCAGCAATCTTGAATGGGCTGAATGCCTCTTCACCAGCTGTTACACCAGCACCGCTTGATGAGTCCGCATAACGAACACGTAGAGTGTGGATTTGACCAACTGGGCCAGTCATTGGTTGTACGCCTACCAACTCGTTAGCGATAACAGTTGGCATAACGCGGCGGATTACTGGAAGAATCACGCGATTTAGTGTTGCAACGTTGCCGGCAGAAGTAGCACCTGCTGTTGGGCTCTCCATCAAATACTTGCGAGTATTTTCTAGTGTAACACCCATTACAGATTTTTTAGTGCCTTGTAGGCCTTCTAAAAGAGCTTCTTTGGTCTCTGCCCAACGGCCGTTAAGTAGTTCTGACATTTAAATTTCTCCTTAAATTTTTAGTCCAGCGAGACGACGGATATCTACGATATTTGAATCGTCCGCGCCGCTACGAATGCTGTTGGAAATTTCTTTATTTCCGGTAATTTCTTTAGCCTCTACAAGTGCCTGTTTCTTCTGCGGAGCTTTTCCAGCTATTACGGCTGGGAGATACTTTTCAAAACTTTCATTAAGTTTTGAAGTTTTCACACTCTCCATTAACTCACCCATGATTTCACGTTGTTCCGAGTTTAACGGAGCAAGTAACTCATTCATGATTTGTTTACGTTCTTGCGACTCTTTTAATGACGCAATCGTTGCTTCTTTACTTTCTACTAGAGCTTTAGCTTCATCGGCAGCTTGTTTAGCTTCCTGAACTGCTAGCTCTTTCATGTCTATGACCTTGAGTAATTTAGCTGTTTCTGACTTCTCATTTAGGTAGCTTGCTTGATATTCGCTAGCAAAAGCTTCAAATAACTTGCGACCAAAGTCTGCGCGACGAGCGGCTTCGATGTCTTCTTTTAGTGATGTAATTTCAGAACGTAGTCCTTCTGTTACAACTCCTTCAACCATCTTAGCGGCACGCTCAACAAACTGTTGTTTTACCTTTGCGAGCTGTTCGCGTCCTTCGCGAACTAAACGTACCTTGGTTTCAGCCAAGTCTTGTTTATCTTTGTAAAACTCTGTAATTTCTTGAGCAAGAGCTTCTACGACGAATTGTTCTAACTTACCGAACTTACCAGCCATTTCGACTTGATCTTCATGTAGTTCTTTAACTTCTGCAGCTAGTTGACGGCTAACAAATTCCTTCATTAAACCACTGTCTGCTTTCATTTTTAGAGCATACTTTGCTTTCATCTCAGCTAATTGCTTACGATCGTCAGCAAACTCGACAATTTCTTCTGATAGACGATCTGTAATCATGCGATCAACAGCTTCGACCATAGCAGCCTTGTCGTGCTCATATTTTTGTGCGAACTCTTCACGTAATTGTTGCGCTACTTGTTCTTTGTTCTCGTTTACACGAGCTTCCCAAGCGGCTTCAATTGACTCTTTGATCTCTTCAGAAATCACATTGTTCTCAAATAACGTTTTTAGTGCATCCAACATGTGATTCTCCTTATTATTGGAGTTTGCCTATTATTCCTAATAGGCTCTCTTTGAGATATTGTTGTGCTTTCGGGTCACCTTTCACCTCTTGCGCTATGCGGAAGGCACTATAACCACCTCGTGTATTCATAAGGTGTTCATAGATTGGTGTAGGGTATGCTCCTGGAGCACTAGGTTGAGCTACCATATCTACTGTGATAATCTCAAAATCCGATACTTCACCAGAACCGTCATCTTTAACGTTTCCAGATCCGCGACTTGATACTCCTAATTTCACACCACTTTCTAACATAGTGCGAATCAGTTGTCCCATTGGTGTAGGTAAAATTTTCAATTTACCATAACCATTAGGACCGTCCATCCACATATTAACAATCATATGGGAAACACGGTCCAGGTTAATTTTTAGATCGTCTGGGTGATCTACTTCTCCGAGAACGCTATAACCATTTTGAATCTGATCGTTTAAGGTCTTGACAGCCTTGCCAATCTCATTAACAGGATAAACTCGCTGATTAGCGTTACGAATACCGCCCTGAATACAAATCCCGGACATGTATAGGTTTTTACCCTCTTTGTCATCAGACTCGACTATGATCTTAGCCTGATCAAAACTTAAATTTTCTCGAAGATATAACATAGATTACTTACGTGATCCAATTAAACTCTTTGTATTAGGAGCAGATTCACCAGCGCCTTTTTTCTCTGCGCCATGACCGCCTTTTACTGGGCTTAGTTTAGTAGCTTTCTTAGCGCCTGGAACGTTTACGTTACCTGCGTTGTCTTCCTTTGTTGAAGGATTTAGCAAACCACCTTTAGTACCTTCGCCTTTGCTCTCGCCACCTTTAAGAATATTAGCAGTTGTACCGCCC